TCATTCACGGACAACTGCTTATTAATCGGGATGGTAATGGTCAGAGCAGACCTGAACTATCAACAAGGATTAAACAGAATGTTCTCAAGAGAGACAAGATTCGACTTCTACTGGCCAGCACTAAGCCATCTAGGAGAACAATCAATTCTGAACAAAGAAATCTACATGCAAGGTTCAGCTGTAACCAATTCAGAAGGAATTGTAGACGAACAAGTATTCGGATACCAGGAACGATACGCAGAATATCGATACAAACCATCAGTCATCACAGGACAACTAAGAAGTAATGCAGCACAAAGCCTAGACGTATGGCATCTAGCTCAAGACTTCGCAACGTTACCGGAACTCGATGAAACGTTCATTCAAGAGAACCCGCCAATGGACAGAATCCAGGCAGTAGACTCAGAGCCGGATTTCATAATGGATTGCTACATCCAAATGAAAACAGCGCGGCCAATGCCTACATACAGCGTGCCGGGATTAATCGACCATTTTTAAAAAATTGCCCCCCTTAATATTAAGGGGGGCCCATTTAACTACAGGAGAAAAACATGGACCCAGCAACAATGATGGCAAGCAGTGGAGGCGGGCTAGGAAGTCAGATGTTAGGGGGCGGACTAGCGCTCTACGGACAGCAACAACAGAACAAAGCGAACTCAGATATGTTTAATACCCAGGCCTACATGAGCAGCCAAGAAGCCGATAAAAACAGAAGCTTTCAAGAACGGATGTCAAATACAGCATACCAACGAGCCATGGCAGATATGAAATCGGCAGGACTAAATCCCCTCCTAGCATTCTCACAAGGAGGAGCAGGAACACCAGGCGGAGGGCAAGCAGGAGTGCCATCAGCCCCAGATAGAGGAAACGAACTGGAAGGACTAGCCAACTCAGCAAAACAAGCAGCAAGAGAATTAGTAGACTTAAAATTAGCACAACAAAATATTGAATCAGGAAGAGCACAAGAGTCAAAGGCAATCTCAGACACAAACCTAAACAACGAAAAAATATTACAGTCGATGAAAGAACAAGACCTAACGGAAATGCAAACAGGATTAGTAAAAGCACAAAAGGAAATACAAGAAACAAATTCCAAAATCAGAAAATCAGAAGAACCAGTAGAGATAAATAAAAACAAAGTTAAGCAATACCTAGCACCAGTAGACGCAGTTCTAGACAGCGTCGGAACAGTATTCGGAGGTGTGAGCTCCGCAAGAGGAGCATTAGCGAGAGGCGCACAAAAAAACAGCATAGAGAACTTAAAAATTAAGAAGAACGAAGGAATAACAAAATTCGACAAACGAACAGGAGAGGTACTTTATGAAAGGTAAAACAGTGGAAAGACCAAAATTCAAAACGAAATACACAGAACACAAAAGGATTACAGCACCAAAGGGACCGGGGGGAAGAACAAAACAATCATTCAAAGATGAATGCGACATCAACAACATAATGAGAAAATACAAACAGACTGGACAACTACCAAATGCGAGACCGCCAGGACAGGGCGGGGACTTTACAGGATTCGAAGATTATCACGATTCACTGAACCGAATCATAGCAGCGCAGGACTCATTCATGAGTTTACCTGCGTTAACCAGAAAAAGATTCGCGAACGACCCAGGAGAATTCCTGGAGTTTATTAACGACCCTAAAAACATTGAAGAGGCCGAAAAAATGGGCCTACTAAAAATAGTGAAACATAAGATGACGGAGGAGATTCCTCCGGAAAAAGGGGGAAAAGAAAATTCCCCAGAACCTGGCTCTGACGCATAGCGAGGTGTCAGTCAGCACAGTTACATCAAGTGGGTAACTGTGCACCGACCCCTAACGGGGCCGGGAAAAACGCTCGTAGCGGGGTTCTGAGGGGTCCCCATCAAAACCCCTCACCTAACCCTTAACCAGGAGATCAAAATGGCAGGAAAGCGATTTAAGAACCGTACAAAGCTATCTAAAAAGAAGTCCAAACGACTATTCAAAAAAACCGCTAGGAGGGTTCACAAAAAGAACGTCCTAAGCGGACCAGTAATGAGGGGCGGAATTAGACTTTAAATGAAAAAGGCGACCCTGACCGGGGTCGCCAATTAACTTAGATTGGGGCACTACATGCCATGTTATAAACCAATGCGCGGATATCGCGCAAGATCAAAAAATGAAAACGGCAAAAGGCCAATTGTATTCAACGCAAGACAAGGATTCTTGGACCAACCGCAGGACGTACCCTGCGGACAATGCATAGGATGCAGACTAGAACGAAGCAGACAATGGGCAATCAGATGCGTGCATGAAGCGCAAATGCATGAAAAAAATTGCTTCGTAACCCTAACGTACAACAACGAAAACCTACCGAAAAACGGGACACTCGTGAAAAGAGACGTACAACTTTTCATGAAAAAGTTAAGGAAAAAACTGAAACACAAAATTAGGTATTACTACTGCGGAGAATATGGAGAAAAATTCGCCAGGCCTCACTATCATCTAATTTTGTTTAACCACGACTTCGACGACAAAAAATTATGGAAGCAAATAAAAGAAACCAGACTCTACGAATCTCCGGAACTGACAAAGATCTGGGGAAAGGGATTCTGCACTGTAGGTGATGTTACATTCGAAAGCGCAGCTTATGTTGCAAGGTACATCACAAAAAAGGTGACAGGCGAACAAGCAAGCGATTATTATTCAACGTTAGACACGGAGACGGGGGAACTACATTCAATCCTTTCCGAGTTCACGGATATGTCGAGACGCCCTGGAATTGGCTGGGCCTGGTTCAAAAAATACACAAAAGATATTTTCCCTGGAGACTTCGCAGTAGTCAGAGGGCGGAAAATGAAGCCGCCTAAATACTACTCGAATCTCCTGGAAATCGACAGACCTAACCTCCACGCAGAGGTTAAGGCAAGGCGCAAGGCAAGCGCAAAAAGGAGAGCAAGCGACAACACAACAGACAGACTAAAAGTTAAAGAAAAAATACAAAACGCAAAATTGAAACAGTTAAAAAGGAGCTACGAAAATGAAATTTAAAGTATTCACAGTATTCGATTCAAAATCAGAAACATATCTAAAGCCTTTTCTAATGAAAGCAAAAGGCGAAGCAGTAAGAGCATTCACAGAAATAGCAAACGACGGCAAAAGCGAAATCGGAAAATACCCCGAAGACTTCACACTATTTGAAATCGGGGAGTTCGACGACGAGCGGGGCGAGTACAGCATGCTAACGAGCAAACTAAGCTTGGGAACCGGGAACGAGTTCAAGCGGCAAGCGCAACCTTCTCGTGAATTATAAAGCATATGGTAACGTCCTCGTGCTCCAAAACAAAAGCTTTCTCCCTTCTCAAGGGGCCGGGTTCCTTGAACCCCTTGCTCATTCCGAGCGAGCGGAAACAAAGGAGCACTACATGACCAACCAAAAGCTTTATTATATCAAACGAGAAATGGAAGCATTGCAAACCGCTATCCAAGTAATGACCAAGCGTTTGGTCTATCTCGCCCAATACAGCGAAGAAAAAGAAGAACCAGAAGAAAAAGAACAAGAAACCAAAGGAGAGGGCGCATAGCCCTCTCCTTTTTCACTAAGGAGAAAACCGATGCGTAGTGCAATGTCTCACACTTTCTCGCAAGTTCCTCAAGCGAACATACCGAGAAGTCAGTTCAACCGATCACACGGATACAAAACAACATTCGATGCGGGCTACCTAGTACCCTTCTACATCGACGAAGCCCTACCAGGAGACACATTCAACTTAAAGGCAAACTTATTCGCGCGATTAACAAGTCCATTACCAGTACCAATGATGGACAACTTATTCCTCGATACCTTTTTCTTCGCAGTCCCTTACAGACTGGTCTGGAATAATTGGCAAAAATTCAACGGGGAACAAACCGACCCTGACGACTCGACCGATTACACGATTCCGCAAATGTCAGCACCGGCGGCAACCGGATACGCAATCGGATCTCTGTCAGACTACATGGGCATACCAACCGGCATAACAGGGTTCAGTCACAGTTCATTATGGCACAGGGCGTATTCGCTAATTTTTAACGAATGGTTTCGCGACGAAAACCTGCAAGATAGCGTAATCGTTGACAAAGATGACGGACCTGACAACCCAGCGGACTACGTATTATTAAGACGAGGAAAACGACACGACTACTTCACCAGCGCATTACCTTGGCCGCAAAAAGGACCGGCAGTAGAGTTGCCATTAGGAACTGAAGCGCCGGTACTAGGAATCGGAAAAGTAAACCAAACATTTGAAACCGGAAGTTCGGGCACAGTCTACGAATCAGATTTGGCAACAACCACCTACAGCGGATATCAGCAAATAGACGCAAGTGCGGCAAACACCCGATGGGTAATCAAAGCAACAAACGCAACAGGAACGGCATACCCAGAAATTTACGCAGATCTATCACAAGCAACAGCAGCAACTATCAATCAACTAAGGCAAGCTTTTCAAATTCAAAAACTATACGAGAGGGATGCAAGAGGTGGAACACGATACACCGAAATCATTCGAAGTCACTTCGGAGTCGTTAGCCCAGATGCACGACTACAACGTCCAGAGTATCTCGGCGGAGGTTCAAAGCCTATTACTATCAATCCTGTCGTGCAAACAGGAGGAACCGCAACTGACGTCGATACTCCTCAGGGCAATCTCGCTGCTTACGGAGTTATGTCAGCAAACGGACACGGATTCACAAAGTCATTCACGGT